GAAAACGAGGAAAGCGCTGTACGGCGTGTCAGTATGTGACCTCTCAGACGCGGGTTTGCTTCCACAAGCCTCATAAGGATAGCCATAAGCTCGCGTGTATCGCGGGTGTTCGGGTCGTCTATTTCCGCTTTCTGTTCTGCTTTTTTGCATTGCTCAAAAGACGGGTAGAGGTTTTCTTTTAGGAATGACGGTAGATATGGCATAATTACCAGTTGATAGTGCCTAGTTCTGGCATTGTTGGAATAGTGTTTGTATAAGAGCGTTTTGCTAGAGAGCGTTCATGCAGAAACTCAAAAGAGCAAATAAGCGCGTCGGGTGCGTCGTCTGGCATTTTCGCTTTTTTGCCCGAAAAACTGAATACTTGCGCTGCAAAACGTTCACCTTCGACTGTACTTCTGAAATTGCGAGGGAATAGTATTGCGTTGTCTGCATACGCTAACTGTGTGTTTTTTGCGAGGTCATCAACGCGATAGCGCTTGTATTCCACAACGGGGAATGGGACTTGATGAAGCCTACACCAGTTACGCACGTTATTTGTCCACTGCGATTCCTGCGTAACGTTGCCGTCGAATCCGACAGCACGTACTTTCGCGTCTTTCATTTTCAAAACCGATTGCAAAAGGTCGTTGCTATCAGAGAAAGAGCGGCAAACCACATCTGCGATATAGAATTTACCTGTTGACGGTGAAAAGAGCAGTTTCACGATTGCCGTACTGTCACCTTGCCCGCGCTTGGATAAGTTCGGGTCGCAATAGATTACGCCCCGCGCATCTTCGGGCAAAACATCGTACTCTTGGTAAAACTCACGTCTGAAGATGAAACCCTCTACTGGTTCGCCCCATTCGCCCATAGCGTACACGGCGTAGTATTCAGGGTTTTTGTCTCTCAGTGATTCCAGAACCCGCACGTAGTCAGCGTCTATAAACCTGTTGTCTTTGTACGTTGTGCGGCGAACTGTGCAGGATTCAGGCGGTAAATCCACGAAACGACGCTTTAACCAGTGTTCTTTCGATATAGGGTTAAACGTCAGCATCACTTGTTTGTACGCGGGCGTTTCGCCCCTCATCCGCAAATCAAGTTGGTCAAAGTCGGCTTCCTTTACCTCGCTTGCCTCTTCAATCCACATCCAACCAATGCCAGAGATAGATTTCACGCGCTCTACATCATCAAGACCGACGCTCAATATCTCAGAACCGCTAGGTATGCACCGGATAGACAAATCCGACTTATTGAACGTGAAATGCTCTTGCAAGCCCAAATCCGATATAACCACACGCAATAGGTGGAACGTGCTGTTTCGTATGCTGTTGAACGTTTGACGAATGACTAACCCGCGCTGCTTTTCTTCCGTGAGCGTCCGCAAAATGGCTTTCTGTGCAGCCATGACGCTTTTGCCGCTACCAGCGCCGCCATACGCTACTAAGTAGCGGTCTTGGTTCGTAAAGAGCGGTTTGCACCACGCATTAGCTCTCAGATTCGCCATAGTCAATCACTATCTTGATGGTGTTATCGTTCTTGTTCGTGTTCTCGCTTTCGATTTTCTCTACATAGCCACGTTTCTTGCCTTTGGTGGATAGGTAGTATTTGATAGCGTTAAAGTCAGGTGGCTTCGTGTATATCTGCACATCGTCACCAGTTTCGCGCTCTACCAGCGTACCGCTTATCAATTCTTGTAGCTTGCTCTCTGCGTTATCAAGGAACGATTCGTACACATCGTCAACAGCCTCCGCAAACTCTGGATTCTCTAACCAACGATAATAAGCCATTCGGGAAACTCGCACAGCCTCGCAAGCGGCTGTAATGTTGCCATGCTTGCGCCTTAAAGCGTCTAAAAAATGCGTGTGCTTATCTTCCATGACGTTACAAATGTTACAATTTCAGGTCGTTTTTAGAGCAACTTGTACGGAACTTCAAACGTGATGCTCGTCGCTGTGTAAATGCTGCTATCTTCGTCAAATTCGACAGGCGAATCATACATAAACGTAGTAAGTGTGCGGTCTGTACGCAATACACTCAAAACTTTTCCCGCCAAATCAACAGCGCTCTTGATGCTGTCCGCTAGGGTTTTTGCGGGCTTTACCCCTGCAAACACAATACACGTTGCGCGAAAGTGTCCGCCCGCTCCGCTCTCTGCTTTCATTATGCTAGAGGGTATCAGATAGACAGTGAGGAAAGGCGCTCTGGCGGGCGTTTCTCTATCACCTAATTTTATAGCGCCTGCATCAATGCCTAGCGTCGCGGCGTTCGCTTGGAATAGTGATTCGATATAATCCCATGTCTCTGAGAATGTCCTTACCATAGCTCACTCAAAACCTTTCCCGTTTCCGCCGCGCCTACTGTTGGCGGTGCGTCACCGCGTTTCCACCCTTCTAGCTCTTCAATAGCCTTGCGCCTGTTGTCTCTGGCTCTCTGTATGTGGTTCTCGTTCACATTCGGAAGCGAATCTATCATTATGTCCATCACTAGCCAGTGCATAGGCTGTTTTGACCAAGCGGGCGAATCTGCCACGTCAACAGGTGGTGTAACGCCTGTAATACGTGTTACCGTCTGTGAAGCGCCAAATTCCGCTTGGTTGAATGATTCGGGGTCTGCTTCCAATACACCTACCATTTGCTGTGAAGCGTATCGTTCAAACTCCGTTTTTGTTATGAAAGGCATAAAAAGCAGTAAGAAAAGTGTCTGTTTATTGCAAAATCTATGCGGACAAGTTAAGTATTCGTCGGAAAATAAATAGTGCTACATATGGCACAGTGCCATTAGTGGCATAATAAATTTGCCATTTTTCTTGTAAAATTGCCTTTCGTTTACAGCGAACTTTCTCCCACATCGGACAAAAGCAATGACACTCAAAGAATGGCTCAAAAGCCTCTACCCTGACAAGACGGCTGAAATAGACTTGCTGTCAGACGGCACAGAGAAGCCGCCGCAACCAGCGCCCGTGCAATCGCAGGGAATAGATATTTCCGCTCTTGTGCATAACAGAAGCGCCCTTGAAACACTTGTGCAGGCGCAAGAAAAGCAAGCGCAACAAATAGCGCAACTCACGGCGCAACTCGCGGAAAAAGACAAGGCGGTGACCGCCTACGAAGCCGAAAGAGCAGCAACACAAGCCGCAATCGAAAGACAGCAACAAGAGACGCGCAAAGCGGAAATCGCTAAAATTATAGCTGACGCGCAAGCGGACGGGCGCATAGAAGCGAAGAACGAAGAGAAAGCGAATCTCTATCGCTCACTTTTGGAAGCAAACTTCGAGACGGGGAAACTTGTCGTTGACGGGCTTCCGAAGAGCGCAGCATATAAACCAGAACAGAAGCCAACAGAAAGCACAAAAACAACTACATCACAAGGCGTAGCGGGGGTTACACCTATTGAACAAGCGCGAGAGAGCAGTTTATCTGAAATCCGCGCAGCATTGCAATTCAATTAGTCCCATTAACCCTATATAACTATGCCTTTACTATCTGCATTTTCGGGAACGTTCTTCGGTTCTTCTACCGATACGTCAATGCGCGCGGTCGTGTTGAACAACATGATTTCTGCCGCTCCCATGCTCAGTTATGCACGCTTCTTTGCACACGCAGGGAACGCCATACAGCTTATCCAAGCAACGCCAAACAATATCACTAATCTTGCTATTCGTGATATTAACACAGAGCCAAGCGCCGTGCAACCGCCGCCGCCGAATTACATCACGACTGGCTTGCGCATTTTCCATGCGAAAATTCAGTCCGATATTGCCTACGAATTTCAAAATCCGGGAAATCTCGCTGCGTATCACCAGCGCAATCTTGAAACGTATGCACAGGCAATGGGACGCAATTTCACAGACCGATTTATCAATGACGACCCAGCAGCTTTACCAGCAGATGCGCGCCGTTGGACTGGCTTAAAACGCCTTACCGCACTCACTACCCCTTCCCCTGAATTGGCGCTTGCGGGTGGTTCTGGTACTCGTACCGTGCCGTTTGGTGGTGCGAATGGTTCTGCATTGCCAAATGACGATTCAAGCGCTTCTAAAAAAATTGTCCGTCAGTTCCTCGAATTGGCAGACCAAGTAGATAGCGCAACCGTTTCAAGTGGCGGTGGCACGAAGGTAGTGTTTATGAATGAAGCTCTTGCTTATCGCTTGGCTTCTCTTGGATTGCCGTATTTGCAGCTTTCCAACACACTCGACTTGCTTAGCCAACCTTTGCAAATAGGTACGTGGAAAGGTTATCCTGTTATTCGTACAGGCAAAACGCACGACCTTGCATCTGACGTCATACCTACAAACGAGACCGTAGGCACATCAACGGATTGTACTTCAATGTACTTTGCTACGTTCAACGAGGAAGCGGACTTGACATTCAACACCAACGTTGGCGTTTACGTTGACGGTGTGAAAGTGAAAGACAATTTCCTTACGACACGTGTAGAATTGCAAGCGGGACTTTCCCTTGCCAATCCACAATCAATATCACGTATCTCTGGCATTCGCCTTTACGCATAATGATTGACTACCCACGTTTACAGCTTGCCGCACGGCTTGTACCTATTTCCGAATTGGCAATAGGTTATCTGAATGTGAATCGGACATTGTTAGAGCCTAATATCTTAGGTACTAACGCAGACCCATACACACTTGACACTGCATCAGTTATGACGGCACTTGCAGCGATTGGCGCGCCCTCAACGGTAGTGGTAGCGTTTGAATTGTTCTTGGACGTTCTGGCTTATCGTTACACGGTCTTGGAAACGGTAGGGCTTCCCGTAGGCGTTGACCCCGCAGTTCTTGATGCGCTTGTAACGGCAAAAGTAGCGGTAGCAACGGCAACGAAACTGGATAAGTCTGTCTATGACAAGAACAATGACGGCAAAGTAGATATTGAAAATCAAAACGATGCTTCTTTCTTGTTCTCTACTCCGGCGCTTCAATGGGTGCAACCGCATACATACGGGCGCATACCAGACGTGACGTTATTGGATGTACTTGGGAATCAGATACAAGCGGACATAAGAGCGACAACTACCAGCGTAATAGTAGATTTTGGAGCGCCAACGGCGGGACAACTCATTCTTCGGTAACTAAAACAAACACACAATGAAACTCTATCAAGTATTGCAGTTCTTACTGCAAACATTCGCAGAAATTACAGCGTCTCTCACTGCCAAAGGCAAGGGCGCAGTGGGTTATCAGAACGGCGCGGGCGGTTCTGGTGAAGGCTTTTACGGTAACGTAAACAGCGTCATTAAACGCTTCCTTATGGAAGGTGACGCAACCGCAACCCCGAACGCTTCCACTACGGTAGCGGGTTCGGTAGAAATTGCAGACGCTACGGAAATTACGGCGGGAACTGACACGGGCGCTACGGGCGCAACACTCGCAGTTACACCGTCGCAACTTAAAAACGTGTCCGATAACGCAGTACAACTCGCAGAAGACCTCTCGAATACAGCAGCAGCGCCGCGTGTGGCTCAATCCACTAGCGACACGGGCTTGTTGTTCCGTAACGTACTGAATACCGTGTCAGCACGTATCAAAGCGTTTGCCACAGGCGTACAGGTTCGTAACGCAGCAGACAACGCATTTGCAGACGTACAGGCGGACAACGCCACGTTTGCAGGTGACGTTATTATCACGGGTGACTTGACTGTGCAGGGCGTAAAAACGGTTGTCAATACTACCGATTTGGAAATCACCGACAACGTTATCACTGTGAACAAAGGTGAGACGGGCGCGGGCGTTTCGGCAGGTACGGCGGGAATTGAAGTCGACAGGGGTACAGCGCCGGAAGGTTTTGCGCGTATCGTTTGGAATGAAATTTCTAAACTGTGGCGCGTTGGCACAAACGCACTCATGTTTGATGTAGCGCGTAAATTCAATTTTACGCTTGGCGCTTCCAATACCACACACGTTGTTAATCACCAACTTGGCACGAAAAACGTACAGGTTTCCGTTTATGACGGTGACGACCTCGTTTTCTGTGATGTAACAACTACAACCGTTGACGACGTTACACTCGCTTTTGGTACGGCTGTAACTGGCTTCCGTGTGGTTATTGTTGGATAATGACTGAGATAAGCACCGCTAGGCATTTCTAGCGGTGCTTTGCTTTTACCGAAACTAGGAAATCAAAATGAAAATCACACTTGATAAAACAACTACTTCCCTTGTTGTAGAGCTTACGACGGCTGGCACAATCCCGTTTTCTGTGGCATACTCAGAACAGGCAAAAACAGCGCAATCCGAAGTAGCAAAAGGCGAGGACGGCGTGACCAACGGCACGACGCTTGTAACAATGGTTACAGCGCCCGCGACTGGCTTCCGTCGCATAGTGGAGGACTTCGTTGTATTCAACAACACAGGCGGAACGTTGACAGCTATTGTATCGCTGCAAAGCGGAGTCAATAAGCGGGAAATAAAGCGCGGTCAACTTTTGCCGAACAACTACATGAACGGTGACGGCGTGTTTGACGACTTGGGGCGGCTTGTTGCTTCATCAAGTCCTTTGGCAGGTAGCGTTACAAACGCAATGCTGTCAACAATGGCAGCTACAACGCTTAAAGGGAATAGCACGGGCGCTACGGCTGCGCCTACGGATATTACAGCGGCAAACGTGAATGTGATGTTAGGCTCTCATTTGAAACGCATTGCCGCAAAAGCGGCAAATTTCACGGTAGCGGCAACGGAAAACGGTATGTACTACCCCGTTACCACAGCAGCAGCAGCAATCACGGCAACGTTACCAGCAGCAGCAGGAAACACGGGATTTACCGTAACCATTCAAAAAGTGGACGCGGGTGCGGGAACGGTCATTACAAGCCCCGCAACACAGACGCTCACGGCAAACGGTCACGTTATCCAACTCGTTTCGGACGGCACGGCTTGGCGAGTGGTTGCTACAAATGTTATCGTCTCTACATATAGTTCTGACGGCTTCCTTAAAAAATACACGAACAAGAGTACGCCTGTCGCTGTTTCCGCTACGTTCCTATCGGACACGACGGCAACAAATGGCATCAGTGCAACGGCGGACTTAACCTCAGAGATTGTACGCATAAGCGGCACTCTTGGCGGTAACTTCACGCTCACTGCTCCTGTTACAGCAGGTCGTATCGGTGGTCAAGTTTGCTTGTTGGAAGTACTCGCAGACGCTACGGCGGGGCGGGCGCTCACATTCCCGACTGGTTTCCGTATGCCTTCGGCGGGCGCGGTTTCATTCACAGCAAATGAACGGAAATTGTTCGCTTTGCTGTGGGATGGTGCAACGTGGTCTGTTACTCATCAACCCCTAGTAACGGTGTAATATGGCAATAATACAATTTGCTTCCATGCTGCAAACGCCTGTCGCTACAAATCCGACAACGCCAAGCACAAACACAAGTGGTAATTTTGTTATCGTGCAACAAGAGTTTGGCGGCAACTTCAAAGCAGGTAACAAAACGACGCGTGTAATGGACGGTACAACGCCGTTTATTGGTTCGCGGGCTTGGATGCCTACTTATCAAGGGGCGCGTTGGTTTATTGGTTTTAGTGACGCGGATATACGTGTTATTGATGAAAGTTGGGCGGTGAAATCCACTATTACAAACGCAGTCCATCAAGCAGGGACGGCGTACCGCATACATTCATATAACGGTAAATTCTGTATTGTCGGTTCAACTGGCATACGGTTCGGAACGTACAACCAAACTACGGACACGTGGACTAATGGCACATTGCTCGCAAACGAAGTTCCGCCGCTCGATAGTGTCATAGACACTTCAAACGGCAGGATTTACATTTCGTCTGCTTTTGGTGGTACTATTGCGCGAAACGTTACTGTTCTGGATATAACAACGGAAACGGTAATAGACAGGCAAACCGTAGCGGGTTCGTCGAATCTTAGCCAAATATCCGTTGGCAGCATGGGGCTTTTGGTTGTAGCAAATGACGGCACGGCGCGGCTTGTAGATAAGACAAATTTTGCGACTATTGGCGGACTGCTAAGTTTCCCGAATATTTTTGGCGCAATTGCCTATTCAGACGGGAAATTTTGGCTTACGCAGCAAACAAACGCAACATTGAAAAGCGTTGATGAAGCAAACGCAGCAGTTGTTATAGCGCAATCTGGTTTGTTAGCGCCAAGCGGCTGTGTAGCGGACGCAAATTTTGTCTATATAGCAGAACAGACGGCGAACAAAATTACCGTGATAGATTCTCTCACGGGCGCAATCAATGGTTCGGCAATAACTGGATTTAACTCACCTGTATTCAGAACAGCATAAAACTATAAAACTATAAAACTATGAAAACTTTCTCTTTTACCCCAAGACTTGACAGTGCCGTAACATGGCTTATTGTCCTTGCGCTGCTTGTGATTGCATCGTGTATGCCTGCCTTTGCGCAAGCTATCGACCAGCACGATACGTGCGAGGTCGTTGTTGTGCGCGTCGTTGACGGCGATACGTTTTACGCAGCCAAAGACGGTGACACGGTAAAAGTCCGCGTTTTGGGCTTTGATGCCTTTGAATCACGCAACGGTGAACGCCTTAACGACCAAGCGAAACGTGCCGGAATACTACCGACACGCGCTCTTGAAATTGGCAATAATGCAAAGAAGGCGGCTAAAGAGCTATTACAAGGCAAGCTCGTTGTCCTGCACAGGGGCAAGAAACGCGCTCCGAATCACGACATTTATACTCGACTGCTCCGATACGTCATTGTTGACGACGAAGATTTTGCGGAACTAATGATTTCACACGGCTTTGCAGCCCCTAAGAAATAATACCATGACACGCTCTCAGGCAATAGAAAAATTACTCGACTTGCGAGAAGAGGCGCAAAGCCAAACGCAGCCAAGACCCTCGCAAGTAGCGGGGCTTATACGCCGCCTTTGTGAGCAAGAAAACGTCACCTTCGGCGAATACATGACGCGGAAAGCGTTCATCGAAAGCCACTTCAATCCGCTTGCCATGAACAAAGCCAGTCACGCGGCGGGCTTGTTTCAAATCATGCCGTTCAACTGCGTGGAAGAATGGGAAGACAACCCAGACTTTAACCCGTTCAATGCAGGACACAACACGCTGTGGACTATCAGCTTCACAAAAGGGAACGTGCGCGTACTGGATTCACGCGGTTTCAAAGTGAGCATGGGTACGCTGTACCTCGCTCACCAACAAGGCGCGGGCGGTGCAAGCATGATTTTACGCGGCGCGGCAAAAGGTTTGAGCATATCCGATTTGCCAGACGAAACAAAGCGCAACGTCAAAGCCAACATCCCAAGCGGTGTGCGGGTTACAACGTGTGCCGAATTTGTCACACTATGGGAACGCCGAATGGCAAGCGCGGTAATCCCAAATGAAACCGTAGCAATGAATGATAACGAGGAAGATGATGATGAAAATGGCTTGGCATAGCACCCTAGCAGTGCTATTTCCACTTATACTGTCTTTCTTCGCTATGGCAATCATGGCAGCGAAAGCAGTACATAGCTCCGGCTCGTTTTCGCTTCGTGAGTTTGCCCGTAAAATGGTGCTTTGGCTCACCGATTCGTTCTTTGACCATGTAGTACGATTGCACGTGCATACCTCTCTGGAATGGGTTTCGTCTCTTGGCTTGCTCTCGCTTTTGGCGGGGAAAGTCGCTACGGCGCTGCTTTTTGAGGGTGTAATCACCATGCGTACCACGTGGTTTGTAGGCGCGATGTTGGCGGCGGGCTTTTATCAGATGTACGCGGTATTGCACCGAAACAACATACAGGCTCGAATTGAAGCGACAATGTTCGCTACGGCAACGTGGTTGTTTGTCTTTGTCTCGCTGTTCTTTGCCTACATCGGAGAAACGACCATCATTGCACGTGTAATTTTTGAATACGTTTTGCCTCTCTGCTTTGTGTTCGTGGCTATCTCAATTTTACAGGCACTTGTGCTTATGCGTGAATCTATGTTCCCGTCTCTCTCACGTGAAGAGGCGTTTGCAATGGCAATCTTTGACGAAATCCGTGTCGTGTTCGATTTGGAAGAATCGCTGCGAAACGAGTTCCGTTTGATTGTTGCGCACATGGCACATAAACTCAAAATTCGCCACTAATGGATGCCAGTAAAATTCGACATAGCTACGGCGGTCGTGTCTATTCTTGGAATGGTCGCGGCTTGGTTGTTCAAGGGCGGCGTTAGCTATGTTGCCAACAGGGTAGCAAAGCCGCGTATTTCCTCATCGGTGAACCGTGCGAATATGCAGGACACTAACGCAATGTCAAGTGAAAGCCTCGTCTTGCAAGCCGCGCAAATGCAGCAAACGGAGAACGCCGAACTACGCAAAGAGCAAAAAGAGATTTATACGCATTTGGTCAAAATGGCAACGGAACTAGGCAAGGCGCAAGGCAAGCTCGAAGCGATACAACCGCCGCCGCAAGACCTATCCGGAAGCGTGGTAATGGTAGAGGCACTTAACGAAAAATCGAATCCTGAAATAGAGTTTTTATCACCAGAAGAGCGCAAGCCACATCCGCTGTTAGGAATGAAAGATGAGCACAACTTCGGAGAATCTTTCCAGTCAAAAGCCAGAAGCGGCAAAAATCGAGCCAGTGGATTTGATGAAACCGACTATTAAACCGCCTAAAAACGATATTGATATTCAGCACTATCGCACGGCGGCAGAACACGCAAACGACATTTTTTTACAACATCAACAGGAAAACACAATGAATCCAATTATTGCATCCCCGAAAACCTCGCTTGCTGGCATCGTTGCCGCCGCGCCGCTTTTCATTATTGGCGTAGGCGCTCTTATCGCTGGTGATATTGGCAGTGGCGTAGGCAACATCATTGCCGCACTTGGCATACTCTTCGGCTTGTTGCAAGCGCAAGACGCGGGCAAAGTCGCTGACGTGGTAAAGCAGATTATCCCGAAGCCGCAATCTGGTGAATCGGTGACAAGCAACAGCGTCGGGCTGACTATCAATGCAGGTAATCCCACTGAGTAATGGCAACAACGTACATAAACGCCACAGAGCAAGGTAACACCGACACGCGCACTATTCTTGCGCTGTTGGCGGAACTATTGCCGAGCGGCGCAGGCTATGTACGGATATTGCCAGACGGTACGCTTACGCTTGATATACCTTCGGGTGGTGGTAGCGGTTCGCCGCCGTTTCGTGAGAAACTTACGGTTTCGGCAACGAATGTTCTTTCACAATTAAGCTACACGCCGCGCCCGAACACAGTGGTAAAACTTACTGTGCGCAATCTCACACATTCCTCGCTTTCATCGGACTTCACCGTAGCGGGGAAAAACATCACAATAGCGGGCGGCGGTTATTCCATCCCTGTTGGTTGGATTCCAGAAGCGGAATACTACACAGACGACGTTATTACGCCCCCCACTATCACAAGCTTTGCGCCCTCTTCGGCTTCTGTCGGTGGTACGTTAGTTATCACAGGAACGGGCTTTTTCGGGGTGCAATCGGTTACTGTCGGTGGCGTTGTGCAAACAACCTACACCGTGGACAGCGCCACACAGATAACCGTCACCCTCGGAGCCGGAACGTATTCGACAAACAGCGTCGTAGTTATTACCGCAAGCGGCGCGGCAACACTCAACGGTTTTGTGTATTTCGACCCAACGCCGACAATTACGGCGCTGTCCACAACCCTGAGCGCAATCGGAAACGATGTAGTGATTACAGGCACGAACTTTACAGGTGCGACGCAAGTAAGATTCGGCGGTACAAATGCGGCTTCTTTCGTTGTCAATTCGCCTACGCAAATCACGGCAACGATAGCAGATACAGGCACGGCGGGAACGGTACAGGTCGTTACGCCGTTCGGCACGGCAACGTCAGCAAGTAGTATCTCACTTGATACTATTCTGCCTATGCCACGAAGCGGGCGGGAAATGACGGCAACAACGACAACATTTAATACGATTCCTTACACAGCAAGCGGCAACGCGAACAACGCAGGACAAGAGGCTTGGAGAGCGTTTACGCTGAACGCAGCAAATTACTACTTCGGTGTCACGCAAAACGGCACAGAGTATTTGCAGATTCAGTGCGGCTTACGCTTCAAAGAAGCATCCTACACGATTTTCACGCCGAACTTGAGTACGAACTATTTGCCGAAGAACTGGTTTTACGAAGCATCAAACGACGGCACTACATGGGTAACGCTAGACAGTCGCACAAACCAAGTTCTTGCTGCAAACTCGCAATACAACTACCCTGTAACATCAAACGCAGGATATTACTTGTATCGCAGGATTCGGATAACAGCGACGCAAGTTGTCGGCTGGCCGCCTGCACTACGACTGAGGTTTAACTAAGTGGAAAAAACAGACTACACGCAGATAGAGAAACACCCGCTTACGCAAATTCTTGCGGGCGCAGCTGTACTCGACCATGTGCCGCAATTTGACGGCACAAACTACGTGGCGCAATTCCCCGTAGGTGCATACCAAACGGGCGGCTTGCTTGGTCGTGTGTCAGAAATCAACGTCACAGGCGCGGGCGCAACGGCTTCCGTGTCTGGAAAGCGTATGACAATTAACGTTGCATCCAGTTCTTTGACAGGTACAAGTGGCAACGGCTTAACCGTCGGTGCAAATTCGGTATCGCTTGCACAGGCAACCACATTGAGTGCGGGCGCTATGCCTGCTTATCCTAGCTCTAACGCCACGTTTCTTTTCCTGCGTGGTGACGGGCTTTGGGCAATTCCGCCTTCTGGCGGTGGTGGCGGTGGTGGCACGATGAATGGTTGGCGGTCGCAACTTGTTAACACCTTCGGCGCTGTACAATCTACGGTGAATATCACGGACAACTTTGTAGAGCAAATGCAAGCGGGAACGGGAATAAATATCACACAAACCGACTTAGGCGGCGGCTCTCGTTTTACGATTTCCCTTGCGGCGGGCGCGGGTTACACACACCCTGCATATACCCCGCAAAATTTCATGCCGTCGCTCACTGGGAACGTTCTCACCGTACCTGCTATCGTTACGGACGCAATCGGTAGCGTTACAGGTATCACGGCGCAATCATTCACTTTGCCAAGTGGCGGCGGCGGCTCTCTCACTGGTAACAGTGGGAACGGTCTTACGGTCACGGCAAACACGGTGACGCTTGCTCTCGCAAATACAAGCAGTGCGGGCGCTATGCCAACACTGCCAAACAATGCAAATCTTTTCTTGAATGGTGTTGGTGCATGGGCAACTCCACCAAGCGGTGGCGGCGGCGGCGCGGTTACATCGGTAACGAGTGGCAATCCTACGGCGCTTGCTGTTTCGCCTACGACGGGCGGGGTGGTGGTTACGCCGAATGGTCAAAGCACCACGCTTGGAAGCGCATGGAATCCTGCGACGCGCATACTCAGTATTCCAGTAGGCACATATCAAGGCGGTATCCTCACAAGCTCGACTCTGAACCAATTTGACCTCTCGGTAGCGGCAAGCGCGAATACTGTGGAAGTCCGCAGCGAAGGAATCACCATCGGACAAGCCGCAATTCTGAATTTCAAAGGCGCGGGCGTAACAGTCGCTAATGGCGTAGGCATGGAAATAACCATAGCGGGCGCAAGCGGCGGCGGGCTTTCTGGAATTTCAATTAACGGCACGGGAAGCTACACGGGGCTTTCGTTCACAGGTGCGGGTGTATCGGTTTCGGGAAGCATTGTGACTATTTCGGGCGCGGGCGGCGGTCTTGTTGGCACGTCTGGCAATGGCTTGACAGTCGGTACGAATAGCGTTTCTTTGGCTATCGCTACGACGGGAAGCGCGGGCGCTATGCCTGTATTGAGCGGCGTAACTACACAGTATTTGAGCGGTGCGGGAACGTGGGTAGGTTTGCCAAGTTCGGGCTTGCCAAGCGCAACGCAAGGGCAAACCATGTATTACGATGGTAGTGCATGGGTAGCGACAAACTTAATTCAACACAACGTTTTCCCTTCCACAGATACAACCGTTATCAATAACAGGTTGCAACTACTGTACAATTCGGGGAATATCGTTATCAACGCTGACGGCTCAAATCCGTTCATCGGTTCGGGCGGGAGCGGTGATTTTTCGATATACACTTCGCAAAGTGGCACAGGTTTACGGATTCAAGGCGGCACGAACAAAATCGGTTTTTTTGATGCAACACCAGTCAATAAACCTTCAACAACAAACGACATAACCAGCGTCCGAAACGCTCTTATAGCGCTAGGGCTAATCTCATAATTTCACACGTAAAACCATGAAAATCAAAGCAAAAATCGCGGCTCTTGTCGCAGGAAACATACCAGACACGGTGCAACTCCAAACGGGACTTGTTGACGAAAACGGCAACATTACGCAGTATTTCAATGTTTCGGTTCCCGAAGAAGAAGCAAACGCACACTGGAAAAACCGTGATAAGCCGTTCACATGGACACTCACACAAGAATAAACTTCACTTTCTTTCACATAACGAAATACAACTATGGCAGGAGCAGCAGCACGCTGGGGCGGCGGTGCAATTAAGCACATTTACCGTCTCAAAACAGACCATACAGGCGGCTTGTTCGCTTGGGACGACACAGCACTCACAACGCCAACGACCGCGTTTACGGATGCTTTTCAGCTTGGCGCAACGTCAGGTGACGTGATTGTAGAGCAATCGCAGATTGCGTATGATGATAGCGGTATTCCGACATTCACCTACAACCAATCACGTTCCGACAAAGATTTTTCGGCGTTTCTCGACATCGCTTGTCCGAAAAAACAGACGGCAGGCGGCGCAACACGCAACGAGAAAACGGCAGAAGATGGGCGTAAAATCGGTGGTGGTTCGTCTGGTTCAAACGCAAAATTCTTGGTCGTGGATTACGGCTCACCTGACGAAAACGACGAAGTTTTGGTTACGGTCGTTGTAGGCACATTCAAGAATACAAGCGGTTCGCGCACATACCAAGCGGGCGAACTTGTTATGCCGTCGGTAGAGTTCGTCGGTGAAGCGGCAAAAGTGCAAATCACTGTTCCGGCAACGGCTCTTGATGATTCGCTTGTAACAACGGCGGCGCTCACATTCCGCAAAGACTATATGTCCGAAGATTATCACCTCGCAATTCCATAAGCAACTATGAACATCACACTAAATTTTGGCACCGAAGAAACCCCGCGCAATCTATCCTTAGATGCGCGGGCGGCTTCAATGGCGGCTTCCGACGACGTTACGGCAATAGATGAAAAGCGCATGAAAGCGCTTACGCCGCTTATCGCAGAGGAAAAGACGTTAGAAGAACGTTTCAAGAACAACGACCCGCAAGCGATTCAGGCGCAATTTGAGCTAAAACGCAGGGTTGCGGCGATTACGTTTGCGCATGACGTTGAACTTGTTCAAAAGATTGCACTGCGTAAAGACCTCACAACCGAAGATAAGGTGCTGTTTGATTCGGACGCAAATATGCACTTTTGGCGCTCACAAGACCTGTCGGAAGTGCGGCGTTTTCTGGCGTACTTTCGCGGATTGCTTGGTTAAGCAGCACAAAAGCGCCGAATCAATCAAAAATTGGATGGCATTTCGTGTGAAGCCCCGTCAAAAGGACGGTGCCGGAAACGCGAAAATCGTTAAAACACGTTGGCACACATTCAATCTCATTCCGACGGTCGAATCACACGGACACGCCAAAGGACAGGAAGCATACCACAAAATGATATGTTACTTAGTCGCTGACGGCGTACCGTCGGAAGTTACACGGCTTTATCAAGACGTTCCGCTCTCGCAAGTGTGGGAGTTCTACGGACTGAAAAAAGCCGCGTCATGGTAAACAAATGAAATCCCCCGTTACGCTCAAGCCCGCTTGCATCATTACAGGTGCGGGCGGGCTTTTTTACTAAAGATATGGCACAAACTCTTGAATTAAAAATCTTGCTCACGGCGGAAACTGGCACGGCGCAACGTGCTATTGATGCTGTGAAGAGTAGTATATCCAACATTGGCGGGGGCTTGCGGATAGATGAAACGGCTATCTCGAAACCGTTTGATAATGCGGCAAAGAGCGCTAAAGACACAGCCACAGCCACAAAGAGCATAGACGACGCGGCAAAGCAAGCGGCAACGGGCGCGGGTTCGTTACTGGATAAATTCTCAAAAATTGGTTTGCAGACGGCGGGAATTACCTCACTTGCAAACAACATAGAGGGGCTTTCCAAGCCGTTTGCGGAACTTGATTCGGGGCTTCGTGCTATCGGTACATTGGGCGTGAAGAACTTTGCAGAGTTCGGAGACGCTGCTTTGGAACTGTCTCGCACATTCCCTGACAACGCGGCAACTATCGCAAACGCCGTTGCGGATGCTGTCGGTAGTGGTATTATCAAGACCGACCAAGCGGGGAAAATCTCTATCCAACAGGCGAAAGGCTTTGCGGAACAGGCTTCATCACTGGCACTTGCGGGCGCTACGGATATTGGTAAAGCTACAAGCGGCTTGGCTTCTGTGATGAACAGTTACGGTGACAGCTTAGACAAGTATGGAGATACGACAAAGAAAGCGGCTTTCGTTTCGGATGTACTTTTCAACACATACAATCTTGGCGTTACGACGGTTTCCGATTTGGCAAGCAATCTCTCGAATGTGACGGGCTTAGCAGCTACGGCGGGCGTAGGCATTGACCAAGTAGGCGCGGCGATTGCAACCATGACGAAACAAGGCAAGCAAACTGGCGTAGCAACGACGCAAATACGCGGGCTTATTCAAGAATTGCTTGCGGGGAAAGACAAACTTGCACCTGTCTTGGCAGATTTGCAGAATGATTTTGCCAAGCAAGAGGGCGTAATCGCAAGTACGGGGAGGGCTTATGACAAAACAAGGACACTCCAACAGAACTTGAAAGACGGCAACATCACCTTGCAAGACGTGGCGGCGGGAATTGGCAAAGTCGCTGCAAAGCAAGGCAAGGAAGTAACAAACATCTTCGGCTCTGTTGAAGCGGCGAGCGCTGTTCTTTCGCTCTCTGGTAAAAATGCAAAAGTAGCTTTTGAGGATTTAGAAGGTATCACAGCACGTGGCACGGTAGCGGCGGGCGTTGACGTGCAAGCGGGTTCTATCGAAAATCGAATGAAAGTGCTTATCAATACCGTGAATAGTGGCTTTGTCGCTGCGTTCTCGAAACTTGGCGACGGCGCAACGGTAGCGATAGGCGCAATATCCAAACTTGCGCCCACGATTAGCGCCGTTACTGGCATTAAGCAACTTATACCAGAATCGGTATTTACAAGCCTCGCATCCAACGCAAAAGCGCTTGGCGGTGCGTTTGTTGGCGCTTTCAAAGACTTTGGCGGTACGGTGCTTTCGGCACGTATTGGCATAGCCTCTTTCGCAGGGAATATAACACAGGCAATTTTGCCTGCTATTGCCCGAATTGCACCAACATTGGTAGTGACTAACGCGGCGGGTGCTTTGTCGTTTGCAGGGCTTAGCACAGCAGCGACGGCAGCTTGGACGGCTGTAACCGGTCCCGTTGGTTTGGTCGTAGCTGGTATTGCGGCTGTGGGTGTTGCGGCTGTGCTGTTGTACAAGAATTTTGAGCCATTCAGAAACTTTGTTGACGGTGTTTGGGCGGGAATTGTGAAAGCATTTAACGACGCAAAGCCTGTCGTTGCGGAGCTTGGCAAACTGTTCTCCGATATTGGCGGCTTCATCAAAGACACGTTCGTAGGCGCTTTGAATGGTGCATTTGATATTATTCGCGGCGTTGGTAGCGCCGTAGGCAGCTTGCTTATTCTGGCATTTGAAAAGTTGTCGGTCGTTCTCAGTCCCGTAGCGGGCTTTTTCCGCTCTATCGGTTCGGCGGCGGCTTCGTTTGTTTCCTCGCTGTTCAAAACCACAAGCGCAACCGATAGCGCAAGCGCGGGCTTGAAAGGTTTTGAGGGTGTACTTGGCAGTGTCCGTGCGGGCTTGGTCAACGTTCGCGCTTTTGTTGCGGGCTTGGCGGGCGGTTTGGAAGTGTTGGGGAAAACGCTTTCCAGTATCGCAACGAACCTATTAAACCCTTCGGAATGGGGTAAAATCAACGTTTCGGGCTTCTTTGACAACTTCCAAAAAGCGTTTACAGGTCGTTGGAATCAGACGTGGGAAGATGCGAAAAAGACTGCACAGACGGGCGCGGCAAGTATCGGTGATGTTGAAGTAAAGCCGCCTGACACAGAGAAAACGGCTTCTGCACTTGAAGCCTTGCGTCAGGTGTTCGGGAAAATCAAGACCGACCTTGCAAACGGCGCAAATACTACACAGGTTTCGCGGGACTTGAAAAACCTTTTCAATAATGTGAACAAAACGCAGAAGCAAGGTAAAATCTCGCTTATAGACGCAAGCTCACTCGAAAACGAGATACAAACCTTACTCAAAAGTTTCAAGAAAGGCACAGACGGCAAAGACAAGTCCGCTAAAGAGGGCGAAACAATAGAAAAATCCTACACGGATTTCATCGCAAAACAGGTGAAACTTCGTGAAGAAATAGAAGCGGCAACGAATAAGAGCATAGCCGAAGGTCGCATTAAAGCCCTAGAAGATGCAAAAGCCGCTCTTGAAAAGAACGAACTTTTGAGCAGTACAGAGCGCTTGCAACAAACTATCGCTATCGAAAAGCAGATATTGGAAGAGCGCAAGAAAACAGCGACGCAAGCCGTTGAAGAGGAAAGCAAAAAGCGCCAAGCTACTATCGGTGCGGATTTGGCGGCGCTCTTGGACAAAGCAACCAAGCTCGGTGCGGCTTCCATAGCAGAGTTTACGAATAAGACCGCGAATCTTACGCCGGAGAAAATCGGTGATTTCCTGACGAAAAACGCGCAACTCACCAAAGCGCAAATAGATGAAATCACAACCAAAGTCAAGGAAACAAGCGCGGCAATAGAGGCACAAAACGCCGAAGTCACCAAGAAAACCACATCGGAGTTTGACACGGCGGCGAAAGCCATTGAAGCCCGCTTGAAAAGCGGCTCTATTGCGGCTGCTTTGCAAGACCAACTCCGCGCAATCACGCAAACCGTCACCAACGAGACGCAAAAGCGGCTTCAAACCGAACAAGCGCAACTCACGGACAAGTACCGTAGTGACCTTTTGCAGCTGGAAATTGCCGAAGTCCGCAAGACGGCAATACAAGCGGACTTCGCAGCCAAACGCCTTGCTATTGAGAACAATGCGACGCTTGCACCTGACGTGAGAGCAAAGCAGCTTGCGGAATTGGCGGCAACGCAAGCCGCTTCCTTGCAAGAATTTGAAGGCTTGGAATCCGCGAAACTTGGCATTGCACAGGCGTACACAGCGAAACAACAGGCTTTACAAGTAGAGCAATTCCAAGCGACGGGAACGATTGCACGGGAACAAGTAACGGCGCTAGGTTCTACGCTTGGCGCTTTGACCAAAGGCTTTGCGGGGCTTGGCGGTACATTCGCCAAACGCTCCGAAGATTACGACACGCAAGCTACGGCGCTCAAAAAGCGCCTCGATGAAGAGCTTGCGGCTGTCGGAAAGAACGTGAAGAAACGCCGTGAGATAGAGAAAAAGTACGTTGAAGATAAGAAGAAATTGGATGCTGAACTTGGCGCGGGTGGTACATTCAAAGCGCTTGGCGATAGCGCGGCGGACGTGTTCGGCGGCATCGCAGCACAGCAAAGAGCGGCTTTTGCAGAATCTATTGCGGGCGTAAAAAGTTTCGCTGACATCGGAGAACAATCATTTTTGCGTATCGGTGTAGCGGCGGGCGCTACGCTTGCACAGGCTGTTTTGCAGGGCAAAGACGCAAGCAAGGCAATTTTGGGCGTAGCATTTGACACGCTTAACAGCCTTGTACCTGTACTCGTGGCGCAAATCTTCGGGCAATCTTTCGCGCAACTCGGGCCGGTGGGCGGTGCAATCGCAAGCGGCGCAAGTATCGCAGCCTTTACCGCTCTCATTGCAATAGCACGAAGCGCGGCGGGCTTCCGTGAGGGTGGTCTTGTCACAGGCGGCAAACACGACGGCACGACGGGCAAACTCATTCGGATAAACGAAGTGGCGCCTGAGTTTGTTGTTAATCACCGCGCTACGGAACGCAACCTTACGGCACTCACGGAAATTAACCGCCGGAACATCACAGTAGAGCAATACGTCCGTGAGCGCTCACCGCAAGCGCCAATAGATACGCACTTGTTCGTAGATGAAGAGGGCGTTTTGCGAGAAGGTTTGCGGCGTGTAGAACGTGCTGTGTACGACCAAACCGATAGACTGGAAAGCCGCTTGGTATCGCTAGAAAGCGAAATGCACGGCGCGGCGCAAATGTACAGTTACGAGAGGAAACGCACAGACGTTGTGATTTCCACGAAAGACCCGAACTTGGCAACTACTATCAAAGAACGAAAGGCGCTTCACTAATGACTGACACAACCGTTTACACCGTAACCCTCGAAAAGTCCGATAATTGGGCGTTTTCAGCGGGACTGGAAAGCATCACGTTTAATTGCCTCGCTATGCCTCGCAAGCCTGTTGTGGAGAACTTAGTCAAGTACAACAAAGGCGGCGGGCGCAACAAATGGACTGACGAATTTCATTTGGAAGTGTATCCGTTCTCGACACTGTTTTCCGCTACTGCACAACATAGCGGGGATTTGGACGCGCTTATAGACTTTCTCACGGAAGATAAGCCGCTCCGAATCAAAGAAAGTACGCTCCCTCGCTACGAAGCGGGAAACGATTACGAGATACCGACACGACGGGCGTTTGTGGAGAATTGCCCTGTGTGGGTAAAGGGATTTGAAGGCGGGGATGTGCAAAAGGAAGATGCAGAGGAAACTTGTTCTTTAATTCTTGAAAAGGTTTTACTATGACAATAGAAACTCAAATGCCTACGCTAGATTTTACCGCCGAAAGCGAGTGGTACAAATCGCATTTTGAAGGGCAAAAGCGTTTGCCTCGCAAGTATAAAAAGCGGCTTAAACACGAATACGCCGTAAAACTTGTCGTAAAGTACACGTTAGTAATGTTTGAGCAAATAAACAAACCAACGGAATGAAGCTAAAAATCTCACAAGACGCGCTTTTACGCTTTGGTTATCGTGCAATTCAGCTTATCCAAGAGCGCACGGCGAAAGGCGAGGGCTTAGACGGCAAATTTGCCAGTTACAGCACAAACCCGCTTGCCGTGCCGTCTGGTATGGCTACGAAGCGGGCGCGAAAGGCGTTGCAAGGTGCGGGAAAGTTGAGCTACTTCAAACGCAAGGGCAAATTGTGGATGGTCGTACAAGGCGGCTATGCTGAATTGAAACGCGCTGTTTTTACCAATGCCAAAGGGAACACGGGCGTACCAAATCTTATGCTCACGGGGCAAATGATGGGTTCGCTACAAGCAAAAGCAGTAGGCGAAAACGCGGTCGTTCTCACATTCGATAACCAAGAAGCGGCGCGTAAGGCATTTTATCATCACGTGTCAGGTGCGGGAAAACGCCGTGTGTTGCGCCGCTTCTTAGGGTTGCGAGAAGAGGAATTGAAAGACGCTACTTTGATCCAGACGATAACGGATGGTGCGCAATTAGACATCTAACACTGGCAACCACGAATGACGGCAACGAAAACCGCCCATGTAGTATAAAACCTCAAGCCCTTGCCCGTTATCCATTTGTCGTATTTGCTCAATCGTGTAAATGTTGTCCAAATGTTCCACGCAAAAGTCTCTTTCGGCGGGCGCTCCGAAGTATTTTAACCGCTTTACGCCCGCTTTCTCTGCTTTGTTGATACGGTTTGCCCTAGAGAGTGCTGTACGACTGGTGAGAGCAATTGTGTCCGCAACGTTGCGTAGTCGACCATACCGTAATTGAAGCCGCTCAGAAACTTCCTTTATGCTCTTGTCTTGCCTCAGAAGCCGCACAACGTCTTGCGATACGTCTTTCATCACGCCTTTGACCGTCTTTGCAAAATCCGCTTCACCTTGTTTGGCTATCGTGCCGAAAACCTCTTGTTCTGGCTGCGTTGTGTTGTCCGTAACAAAGCTACCCGCGCTCGAAATCAAACCAGAGGCATAGTCTCGAATTACACCGCTTCGTGAAATCAGATTATCCAGTTCGGACGGTATTTTTTCGGGCGTGTTTGCTGCTATGTTGCGCTCTACTATCGCGTCCACAGCGTCCAAAAATGCGGCGATACTCATTTTGCACCTCTGTCAACGGCGAGAATGGATTTTTGCGAGGTAGGAACAATGCGCTCTATCGTGATGTACCGGAAAGCGCACGTCAGACACTCGCAATACCGTTTAATCGTGTTCCAACGCTGTCGTGTGTGTGTGACTCGGCGCTGTGTATCTCCGCATTTTGGACATTCCATAGTTCAGCCTTGAATGATGAAAATTGTAGTAAGAAAGGCAATGCAAAAAATCACAAAGCCCTTCCAGAACGGATAATTGCTATCTTCCCACGCATTGTAGGCGAAGGAAAACAGCATCATGCAAACAAACCAGCGCTTATCGTGCATGACGGTAGCGACTAAGAGAGCGACGCAAGTGGTGTAGATGAATAGAATTAAGGGGCATCTCATTTTTGCTCCTTATTGTCAATAATTTCCCTCATTTCCTCCATTGCCAAAAGGATAGCCTCATATAATTCATCTGCTTTTTTCAAATGTTCTGAGCGCTCTTCACGCCACTGCATGATTTTAGCTTTAAGAGCAACAACCTTTCTTTTATTTTTTGTCATACTCCCTCCGCTTTTGCTTGTTTGGTAATTTCTTCTAAGTCAAGAAACGCGCTGAAAAAATCTACAACGCCTTGCACAGCATTAGCGGGAATGTTTATTCGGTGTGTCCTTGCCCGCTTGCACGGCTTGCCTTCTGTGTTGTATTCTATGCGTGTTGTCACTAGAATTGCCTCTAGCATCAACATATCGTTCATTGCGTAGGTGTTAGCTCGCATTGCTGTTAATTGTTCCATTATTTTCCCTTTTCGTTAAGCAGCGCCAAAACATCATCAACGCTGCGAATGATTGCAATTTGCCCGCGCCACTTCCCATGCCAAGCGCTTTCGTCGGGCGTTAGTTTTTGTGCCGACGGCGGTTTTGAACCGTCTTTAATTTCAACGAGAAAGTTCCGGCTGCGATAGCCTACAACCAAGTCAGGAAAGCCTTTGCCAAGCCCTGACGTTATCGCTACGGTAGCGCCACACTTGCGGAACGCGCTCACGATTGCGGTTTGGTTTGCGTCTGTGCGTTTCGGCATTATGCAACCTCACTCAGAATACAGTTCGCCAAACAGGCTGCGTTTTCATCACGCTCACGGCGCAATCGGTCGTTTTCCCGTGCCATGCGCTGTAACCTTTCTTCCAATTCCACGACCTTCTTTTCGCTCTTTGCCCACAACGAAGCAAAATTTGTGTCCTCGTTTGGTTGTAGAACTTCGGTTTTTGCCGTGCCATTCGCCACAGGCTGCATTTTTGTCAATGATTCGATATTCTGCCAAGCACCACGAAAAAAAACGCGCTGCAAACCTTCTATTGCGGTTTCGTCTTCGGGTATGTAGCGCCACAATGTTTTTTCGCACACTTGGTACGCTTCCATCCTGCTTTGTGCCGTAGCGTCTTTCTTCTGCTCTTGTGCCGCCCAAACGTGCGAGTGCAGTTCCGGCGGTGTTTTGCCATTCAAAAAGTCCGCTATTGTCCACCTATCGAATGATTGCCGCTTCAAAAACGTATGCACTTGTGCCGTGAAATCGCTCTCAGTCCATCCGTCAGATTTGAGCGTTTCCCAGAGTGCAAGCGCTTTAGCGCGGTTCTCTGTCGGATTGCCTTGCGCGTCTTTGGCTGTGTAGTCAACGCCGTAGTTTGCGCCAATTTTTGCAAGCGCCGCCGCAAATGTTTCAGGGCGCAAGCGAAGCGCGGGGATCAGTGCAACCACAGCGACGGGCTGCATAGGTCGGATTTCAAGTGAGCGAAGCGGCGAAATCTCGTGCGTTCTCGACAAGGGTTGCAACGCTTCGTTGTCCGTTGTGCTGTCGCTGTTGGTACGGCGTGAGAGCGTTTCCATTAGCGCCGTTCCCGTTTGTGCCAGTGTTTGCATCGTGTTCCGCTTTCATCTTATTCAAAAAAACGTCGTAGTATTTTGTGCCTGTCTTGTCTTTGTGCCGGAGCTTGGTTGCACTGAGGAAATTCGATTGCCAGAAATTATCCTGACGCGCCCATAGCACAACCGCTTTGATTTCCGCTTTTTCGCGTTTGTCAATCGTTGCCAAATCGTCGTAGGTTTTCGCCCACGCTCGTAAATCGCTGTCGGTCGTGTCGCGGTCTGGTGGTAGTAATCCACGAAACCAGTCTGCAAATTTTTGTGCGCTCTCAGAAAGTTCAATCTCTTTCCGCGAAACGGTACGTTTCGTGGGAGATGCGTTAGCATCTTCTTTATGTTTACGTTTATGTTTATGTTTTATAGTGTCACCACTAAACGTATCACTATACGTGTCAGAGAACGTATCACTAAACGTATCACTATACGTGTCAATTTTTGCTACGTTTAACGTGTACGAAGTAGAGTTTTCTATGCCTCTACCGCCCTTCGGATTGCTCTTGAAATCAATAAGTCCGCGCTGTTTTAGTAAATTCTTTGCCTTCCTTACCGTGTTCACTGACATATCTACATCAAATGCAATATATCTGTCGGAATGTCGTATCGGGAACGTCCAATGTGAGCGGTTACAGGTATCTAATAAATAGAAATACAGAGTAATAGCCGACGATGTAAAACGGTTCTCACGGTGACATTGCCAGAAGCGGTTAATAAGGTGGATGTAATTCATGCCTTTACCTTCTTATTCTCCCCAATCCAGACAAGACCAAACAACTCTAGTGCAGCCATTTGTGTCATTACGCCTGACTTGGGGTATTTGTTATACTGAGTATTCATGCGGCTTTCAAGGCTTTTGCGGTGCGGTAATGTGTCAGGGTCTTTATCTATGCGCTTGGCGTAAAAACTCATTTCGGTTTCGATTACCAGCACCGCGAAAACCTCACCAGTCACGTGCGATATGACTTTGTACTCGTTCATCATATTATCTGAAATTCAGCGCCCAAATACGGCGTTGGTGTCGGATAATTGTAGCGCTCCGTTACAGGTCGTAGCTCTCGTAAGTGCCGTGCTGTAATAGCCTCGCTTTCAAGACGTTTCACGAGTTTGTATCTATCCGCTTCGCTGCGAATATCTTTTGCATTGCAAGCGTGAACGTTGCGCAAGTAGCTTGCGCGGTTTCGGCAATGTCCACAGCAATAGAGCGCCCTGTGTCCGGCTGTTCGTGGTAGCGGTTTGCTACATTGTTTGCAGTTTCTCATTTCGTCACCTCAAATAAATTCATTGTCGGAGCTAGTTTGTAATCCTTAATCGCTTTATCCACTTCACGCTCTAAGCGCTTGGCGGTCTCTAAGGCGTTTGCATGACGCTCACCGAAGAAATCCTTTTGCGCTTGCCGCATCCTTTCGACAAGCGCGTAAAACTCAAATTCTGTCATGGCTTGACCTCACTTCAAAAGAAAGCGACGTGAGCCGCTTTTCGGTTTCTGAAATTGCGCCCACAATTCGGGGTGCTGTGATTTGAACGAATCCGCGTCAAAAGCAAGGCTGTCTTTCGCGGCTTTCCACGTTACAAGCGCCTCGCCGTCAAAGGTGAGCGCTTCGTTATCGCGCAAAAGCAATTTCAGCGACGTTTGCAAATCCTCTTTTTTCTCTTCCAATTCTTTCATCTTTTGCTGCACACCTTGTAAAGCGTTATAGACTTCCAATGCTTCGGGCGTTGCCTCAATCGCTTTCCCCGTCGTGTGTTTCGGGAAAGCAAGTACAACATCGTCAGCAGTGGTGAGCTTTGGCGGCGTTCCCCCCAGAACGTTGTCCCGCCAAAACGCGCTTGCAAATTCGACCATCATAGAAATAATGTCGTCGTTGCGTTCGCATTCGAGATAACGAAACTCCAAACCACGCTCTAGCCAAGCAATCGCACAGCCTTCCAAACCTAGTACATTGCAATAGTGCTGCGCCTGTATGTACCAACTTGGTTCGGGTTCTTCTAAGTGCTTTTGCGTCGTTTTGCACTCCAGTACCAGTATTCCGCCGCTTGTGTCACGTGTCAATCTGTCTGGCATTGCCGTAAGAAAGTCGTACTCAGGATGCACATAAAGCGGTTTCTCTGGCATCCAAACTTCGCGCTCGGTTTCCTCTGCGTAGTATTCAGCAACAATGCGCTCTAATTTGCGCCCTGCTCTCATGTACTTGTTATCGTCTCGTTGCGTTGGCTCTACAATTTCGCGCCACGCTTGATAGGCGCTTGAATACGGGTTTAAGCCCATAATCGCAGCCATTGTTGTACCGCCTATCTTGCGTTGCGCATAGACAGAAGCGGGAATGATAAGTTCTTGTGTGTCAGTCATGGTTATTTCTTTCCTTTCGGTTGTTCAAACATAGGGTTTGCAATTTCTGGTTCGGTGGGTTGTGGCTCTTGTTCGGGTGCGGGTTCTGGCTCGTTTGGCGTGTCAATGATTTCCGCCTCTTCAATGTTGTTGATTTCCTGCAAAGCGCCGCTTCTGTCTGGCATGAAGTCTTGCGGTTGTATTACAGCACCATCGGTCAAAGCGCCGTGTATTATGTCTCTGTCTTGCAAGCGCTCTATTGAAACAGGCAAGTAAGGCGCAAGGCGGCGAATGACGGTCTTTTTCGACATAAGGTCGTAGTCGCTTTTCCAAGCATCAGACGGCAGAACGCCTTGTGCAGGGGAACGCTTGCGATAGCTTTCAATCTCGGAGCGAGACAATACCATGAAATTAAAGCCGCCATTTTGGTAGTGAGCGACTGCGTAGGCGTGTGTTATTTCGCCGTCAGAGTTCCCGCTTGGCTTGTGTACCAGCTTCCTTTCAAGTCCTAGCTCGTAATCAAACACATCACCTACACGCACAACTTCGGCGTACAGAGACTTGATTTCGCCGCTTTTCCGTGCCAAAGACAAGTAGCCTTTATATCCTATCTGGAACTGAATTTCTCTTTTGCCTGTGTTTTTGTTGCGATACGGCACGAAATAACATTCGCCAAGCGCGGCAACGGGACGGAAGCCCAGAATTGAGGCTTGCATAACAGCGCCCACAAACGATTCAGGCGTACACTCTTTGATTGCGGGCGTTCTATCCGCAAGGGTTACAGCCATTTGTATAATTTGGTCGGCTTTCACGTAGCCTGGCAATGCCTGTGCAATCTGAGGCTTCATGTATTCCAGTATTGAGCCTAAATCAGAACGTTTTAGCGCCGTCATACTACCGCCGTTATTGGCGCTTTTTTGCATGGCAGTTTTGACTGTATCAGCCAATTTCGTATTTTGCATTTCACTCATTTTCGTACACAAATAATGTTTGATAAAGCGGGGCTTGGCTACTACCAAGCCCCTTTTGTTGTTTTATAGCGAATTGGCTTCACTTGTCAGTGTGTTCGACAAAGCCCGCAAAGAAATTCTTGCTCTTTGCATAATTGCGCCGTATTCCTCACTCTGAATCTCAATACTTTTTTGAGCAAGTGCCTCAATTTCCAGCGCAAAAGCAAGTAGTTTCTCTTTGTCAGGGCGATTGCGTTCCGCTTTCTCTGCTTTCAAGCGGGCTTTTTCGGCTTTCTCCTGTGCTGCTCTTTCGGCGGCTTCTTTGTCAGCACGTTCTTTTTCGATTTTCTCCCGTGCAATGCGCTCCTTTTGCGCCTCTTGTTCCGCCGCTTTCGCCTGTGCTTCCAATCGTTCCCGTTCTTTTTGCGCTTCCCGTTCTTTTTCGATTCTGGCTTTTTCTGCCACTTCTGCTTCTGCTTTCAAGCGCTCGTTTTCTTCGCGCATAGCCTCACGCGCTTCTGCCTCTGCTTTTTCTTGTGCTATTCTTCGGGCTTCGGCTTCCTCTTGTGCGGCTTTTTGCTGTTGGTATGCAATAGCGATAGAAGAAAGGAGTGATTGGAACGTATCTTCTGGCATATCTTCTAAGTTATAGTGCTGCGTGTCAACGCTAAACGGCTCTAAAGCAAGTTCCCGTGCGGCTCGTAATTGTGCTTTGCGCTTCTTTTCTTGGATTTCAGCGAATTTCTCTTGCTCTTCCAAGTGCTTTTCGATGGGCGAAATCTCATTCGTGAGTATCTTTGCGACGGCATCAATGGTTTGACCTGTACGCAAGCTGTCTTCTTTCAAGCGCTTGCGGGTGTGTTCCACCTCGACACGGATGTTTTTGAGAGCCAAACGCGCTTGCCGTGCTATTTTCATTTCGTTTGTTTGCTCAATGCTCGTAATAGTGAGCGTTTGTGCCTGTGCTTGCCACTTCCGAACTTCGCCGAAGAAATTCAAAAATGAATCCACGATATTTCGATTCGGCGCTACCTGTACGCCGTTTTGCTCGATAAGGTTTAGTACCTCAACGTTGGTAAATTCTGTCGTTTCCATGCGGTTTGTAGATAGGGTGTGTAAAAAAAAATGGGTTGTTAGTATTCCAGATATGCCAGTTCGTACAGTTCCTCAATGTCGGATTCGATATTGGTTGTGCCGTCTGCGTTAAATATCCAATCTCCCAAGCGCAAGCCTACAACCTCAACAATGATACTCTTTACGTCTTGCGCCTCTTCGCGGCTCTTCCGGTACGACGGGGAAACCTGTACATCTACATCGTACAAACATTCGCGGCGTTCTATGGGCGTAACCTCCGCACTGCCATATTTGCCGCAATCGAATGTAGCGCCTGTTATGTGTAGATTTGGGATGTAGATTTGCATATCAGAGCGCTCCCAATTCTTTTTGGGTGCGGATTAACTCATTGTGATTCTGAATCAAATCAGCAATTTTTTCATCGGTAACACCAGCAAGCATCATACTTGCGAGTATGCTGTTCTGCGCTTGTTTGCAGGTATTTAGCAGCCTTTCGAGTAATTCTGCTTTCTCAATCATTTCATCACCTCGTTTGGTTTTAGTGTGGTTTACCGTTGTTTATTCCGGCGCTTCCGTGATTGCCGTTTTTGCCGTGCAACAGAACCGCCATTTTTGCCGTAGCTATTGCGCTTGTTTGCCAGTGCGTTTAGCATTGCCGCTTGCCGTGCAAGCATTTTCTGAAAGTCAGTCATCAAATCGTCGTTCATGTTTTTGCAGTGTATTGTGTGAAAAATTGTGTGTTAAATAGCGTAAGGCGGTTCGTCATCACGCTCTAAAATTTGGCGTATCGCTCTCTCGTTGCGCCACTCATGGAGTTTGCCAACAAACCAAGCGAAGGTTTGACCAAGAGCGACGGAAAGAGCAATGATGCTAAAGAGCAGGAATAGCCATGCTTCGGGGCTTTTCGGGTGTAATTCGGTAGGCATAGTGTTAGTGTAATTGTGCAAGAATGGATTTAATTGATTTTTGTCGGAAGTCTGGTATGTTGGCGGTCTGTTTGGGCGCGGAAATACGCGCCTCTACTGTCTCCAATGCGCACACGGAAACCTCACACGACAAAATGTAGGCATCTAAATCTCGCTGCGTTGTGAGCCATTTATTGCCCATTTTGCGAGAGCGGATTTTGCCGCAAGCCATGTATTGCCGTATGGTGTACAGCGATAACTTGCCGTTGAAATGCGCGTGTATGTCGTGTGCGGATAGGTACATTACTGTTGTTCGGTTGCGGCTTCGCGTTTCGCTTCTGCTTTGTCAAGGAATCTTCCCATTACCCTGACTACCATCCTGTGCGGTTTGATGTTCCGTAGTTTCGCCTCTTTGCGTATTCTGTCTGACATGGATTGCGAGAATCCAGCGTGAACACGTGCATCTTTGATTTTTTCTTGTGTTTCCATATATTGCTGTTTAATGGTGTTTATCTATGTTTATTCGTGGTCTTATGAAAACCTTTGTTGTGAAAACTGTCTTGGGTAGTGTGCTAACGATTAAAGCTACGCGATACGAGATACCTAAAGAGGGCAGCGTTTTAGCATTTGTTGAAGTAGCGCTAGACGCAGGCAATAAACCCATTGCCCTCATACCCATAAACCAAATCGAATACTGCTACGAAGTTGATTCTGCGACTGTGCAGGATTCAAAAGATTAGCGCCGAAGGGCTTTGTACTGCTCTTTGGTAAGAATGATTTGTAAAGGTTCGTCGTGAAATCTTTGCTCCACTTGCCAGACTAAAGCCCAGTATTCGCCTTCGTGTTCATATACAGAGGCTGCGAGTATTTGTTCGCGGCGGAAAACTCTTGTGCCTATCAGTACAAAGTCTGCCCCGCACATTTCTAGTAAGCCCATGCGTTTTTCTCCTTGCTTATTAACAACTATTTGTTATGTTTACCGTGTAAACAGATGTTTATTGTGATGCAAATATAAGGACACATCCTTAAACTTGCAAGATTTATTTAAGGATACAATAATAAAATGGAAGCAGCAGATACTAAGATAAGGTTTATCAACACGATAAAAATCATGGCAAAAGGCAATAAATCTGCATTTGCTCGAATGTTAGGGATAAAGCCGCAAGATTTGTATGCCTATGAAAACGGTAAAACTCGCATAGGTATTGATATGAGAGAAAGGATATTAAGAATTGGTATTAACCCTGAATACCTAAGCGGCAAGTCAATTTTTATGTTCGCAGATAACGAACAGGGTCAAATTCTCAAACAAAAATTCGGAGACAAGGATATGTCGAGTATGCAAAATGGCGGTGTGCGGGTTATTCCTACGACCAATCCACTACCAAGAAAAATACCTATCATGCTTTCCCCAGCACGTGCAGGTTTAGCGTCATGGGTAAGTGACAGCATCGGAGCAGAGATAGATATAAGCAAGTTGTATCACGAACACAGCTATTTCGTAGAGGCACACGGCGATAGCATGACAGGCGCACGGATTCAGAGCGGCGATTTGCTCTTGATAGACGAATCAAAAGAGCCTAAAAATAATGATATTGTCCTCGCTGAAATTGACGGCGGCTATACAGTAAAACGCCTTAAAAAGAACGGCGTACAATGGTTACTCCATCCAGATTCTAAAAACACGAGCTATGCGCCCATTGAGGTCTCGGAAGAGGTTCGGATTATTGGCGTAGTGGTTCAAATTATCATTCAATCGTAGTAAGGACGGGTCGCAATGGAAGAGCAAGTAAATGTAAAGCCTGTGTATAAACAGGCTTGGTTTATCCTATCTAGCGTTTTTTCGATATTCTTTTTGATTTTTGGAATCCAAAGCAACAATGTAGTTGGGGCTTTAGTGGCGATTGTTTTTGTCTATGCGATTGCTTGGCTTATCTCGAAACTCTTTTCTGGCATAAAGAAGGCTGCTATTTCGGCGGGCGAAAAGATAGAAGAAAGGCAGGATTTGTTAAAGAAGCAGTACGGCGAAGACGGCTATGCACGTCTAAAGCGCAAGGAAATTGTCATTGGAGATAGCGCCGAATTTGTCCGTTTATCTTGGGGAAGACCTTCGGATATTGACAAGAAAACAACAAGTTCCGGCATAAAAGAGATTTGGAAGTACGGGCAAAAACACAACATATCAAAGACAGGCAAGGTTAGTGTTGCGCGTAACCAATTCAAGCGTTATGTAGAGATAATGAACGGTTCTGTAACTTCTATTGAGGAGAAATAGAAGTATGAAAACGATATTAGTGTTGCTATGGCTCACAAGTGGTGTCTGTTATGCACAAAATAATCTCGCTGAAATCAGACGGCACAAGACCGATGTAACAAAGCAAATTTGGCAGCTTGAAGCAAAATCAAAATATTACGATACTTTGATGTGCGCTTGCTTGGCTTATTCACCTTTGATTGGCATTGTAGAAAATTCTATGGATGCTTACTCCGATAGCTACAAAAGAAACAAAATGGAACTAAAGTCTTTCAAAGATGACAGAAAAGCGGGCGTAACCTTAGATAGATACGACACAGTGAAAGTTATTGCGGCTCTCAATTATAGCGCAATGAGTAATAGCAATTATTACAAAAAAATACCTTCCACGCAAAACTCTTACTTGATTCTAACAAAGCAAGGTAAGCTATTCGGCACAAATACCGATTTCATTACATATATCAAAATTCTATGGGACAAGTACCCCGACGAAATAAGAGAGTCTTTTGACTCATTTTTTAGCGATAGTAGGAACATTGAACTTTGCAAGGCGTTCCATAGAGACAGGATAAATCTAATCTTTGACGATTCAGTTAAAGAGTACGAACAAATGCTAAATGGCAAATAACCCATGCCACGTACAAGAACAATCCCCGGTTCAATCTACGCCCAAAGCGGGCGCAACAAACTCATTATCAAATATAACGGGCGCGTTCACCACACAGGCTTAGAAGATACCAAAGAGGGGCGTAAACTAGCACAGCAGATGTTAGAGCGCCTCTATCTGCAAAGTAAAGGCATAGACAAAAAGGAAAGCCACGACGTAGTAACCTACGACGTGGCTTTTGCTCAATTTCTCACGATATTTTGCGCTCAAAAAAGCAAGAAAACGAAAGAAGCGTATTTATTCGCATACAAGGCAATCGCTCAGGAAGATAAGCCGCTCACGGCTGCAAACGCAGAGAAAGACGTACTGGCATATTTGGCAAGCGCCGAACAACGCAAACACAACCAAGTAACGCGGAACAATTATCTACGGCACTTCCAAACGTTTCTTACGTGGTCACACAAACGCGGATGGATAGAGCACACGGAATTTGCAAAGCAGTACAGGAAAGCCGAAAACACCGAAGTACGGAACTACACCGAAAGCGAGTGCGCTGCGATAGTGGAGTATTGCCGTAAGAGCGAGAAAGCCCACATCCGCGAAATGGGCTTAATGATAGAGTTCATGTTAGAAACGGGTGCGCGTCCTGTGGACTGTCTCACGTTAGAATGGGCGCATATAAAGCCGGACCAAACAGTAGATTTTTCCAATAAAGTAGATAAAACCCTAGAGAATATTCCGCTTTCCGATGCGGCTTTTGCGGTATTAAAGCGAATAAATAGGACAGGACCGGAAGTTTGGCGTTGGAAGCATAGCACACTTTCACGTTTACGAAAATGGCTAAACGATGTATTGAGCGCTTGCAACATACCAGCGCAAGGAAGGTCGTTTAAGGAGTTCCGTAAAACATTCCGCAACCGGTTACTTGATGCAGAAGTACAACCAGAAATTGCTATGCGCCTTATGCGACACGCTGACGTAAGAACAACGCTAAAGCACTACACGAAGTTTACGCACGAAAGTCTTAGAAAAGGATTGAAAAAAGTCGCTTTTGGTAGCGAGAAGGTAGCAGAGGCAAGTGAGGAATAGTATTCAAGCGGCACACAGGGCGTAAAACTTCTGCCTGTCACGCAGGAGGTCGCGGGTTCAAGTCCCGTCGGTCCCGCCACAAACCCCACAGAAAATAAGCCTTCTGCGGGGTTTTTCTTTCTCCGAAAGTATTGCTTTTGGTAGCAATAAAAAGGCTGTTTTGGTAGCATATTGGTAGCACGTATTTCATTCCTATACTATTTTTGAATATGGCACACAGTAAAGAGTTTTACGACGCTATTATCGTGATCTCGTTAATACTCACCTCACTCCTATTACAGATAGCAGCAAGAAAAGGTGTTTTTGACCCGAAAGACGAATAGACTGTAACCCGCATAAAACCTACAAACTAAAATTTATTTTCACATTTTTGCATTATTTATTTGCATACGTTCTACATGACACGTATATTGCATTCAGTAATTAAAACAAGCGCGGGCAAACAACCAAATTCACACCGCGCTTGATTCCAAAACTGGTTCGATTAAACGAACCGCAATTTACAAAAAGGTGACGACATGGAAAATCTGACCACAGCACAAGACGTAATGTCTTTCAACACAGAAGTCCGCATTTACTTGCAAAACAATTTGCAGTATATCCGTGAATATGCAGAAGAAAGCGAATTACTTAACGAAATTGTTGCGCATTACAATACGAATCAAGAGCTAGAAGGCAATGCCGCTCTTGATGAAAAACAAGAAAAACAATTTCGCTACGTTGCGAATGAAATTATCGAAAACGGGTTTTTCGCCCACGCATAATTAACCACGCCCCGCTTCGGCGGGGCTTTATCGTGCAAATATGAACAAACACACAGCCAAACAAGTCTGCGATATGTTCAAAATCTCGCAGACGGTACTGAGACGTTACGCACAAGGCGCAAGCGTTCGCCGGAACGGACACGTGGAATGGTCAACGCCCGCAATCCTAGACGAATCCGATTATGAGCGCGTCATCGAAAACGGACGCGCAAAACTGTACTATTTCGATAGTGCGATTCAAAAAATTAAACAAAAACGAGGTGTGGGATGAGCCAAATTAACGAGTTATTCAAAATAAATTGGGATGATGCAGAGATAAAGATGCAAATGGAGAAATTGGGGAAATCAAATGAAACTGTATTTTCTGCAAAAATCAGAAGCGGTGAAATAACCATAATAGAGGCTATAAAGCAAATAGAAGATGCTAAAAATAAAATTGCCTCTAAGCGGCCTTAATCTTCACTTGCCCCACGTTAATCACAAAGTTTTGATTCGTCACGCTATTGTTATGCACCGATACGCCTATCTCTATTTGGTCGTCAACAGATAGGCGTATCGTTTCGTTTATGGTGAGCGAGAGCGTTGCACCATCCACCACAGCCACAGTTTGATGTGCAACCTCTACCGACACGTCATTACGCCGGAACACGTGCAAAACGTGTCTATCAAGGTTTGCATTGACAGCACATTCGATATAAACGCTTATCTGCACATCCTTTGCGGTCGTGGCTTGGTAGCGGAACGGTAGCAACGTTACATCGGTGCTGCTTTTCAGCACTTGTGGAAAATTCAGCTTATTGAGCGGGTAGTTCACGGGGAAAGCGCCGTTTGGTATTACCAGTGTTTGCGCGGTTTCTATGCCATAATGCGCTAGAATCTCGTTTGTGCCTATTCCAGCCGCGCCGCCTGCACTTCCGCCGCCGCTTGCTGTGGTAGAGCCGCCTTTTTTGCCTATATTCAGGTGCTTAGACGTGAGGCTATTCCGCGATATTGGTTCGGTTACTGGCATTATCGTAAATCCGTAGTTGGTGAGATTACTATGTCGCTAGGGTCTGACGTAAACAGCATCGTGCCTGTAATAATCCCCGTTTTCAGGTCAAAGGAAGATTTCAAGAGCGCTCCGTATTTCGGAAGTTTGCTTGCCATACGTGCCGAAACTATGCCAGTCCAATCTATTTCGTGCCGGAATGCAACGCGGTTTGGCATCAGTTCGCCCGCAAAGCCGAAATCTATGGGCAAATCTTGGATGTGGGCTTTGAAATCAAGTGTTACGCTGTTGCACTCGGAGTAGAACACTGTGATTGCCGCTCCTATGACACGTGCAATGCCGTTCGTGCTATTGACAGAGTTTGCATATTCATTCAATGCTTTCGCCGAATCTTCGGTGTCAACGTCAGCGCCCGCAATCCACGATGGGAACGAACTAGCCACAGACGGGAACGAATACCACGTACTTTTTGAGACTTCAAATTCCATCACTGGCGTAACTGACACGTAAGGAGACGGCTCACCGCCTGCAAAACTGCCTTCTAAATAGAATAGTTTGCCTTCCTTAAATTTGTACCCACGTAAGAAATCATCGGAAAGTTGGTCAATTTTGCCTATGTCGTAGGCGTGGTTATGGAACGTAAGATTTGCCGAAAGGTCTTTTTGCCCTTTTGTTTGCCCTGCACTTTTGCTGCGAATAGGCTTCGTATTGTCCGCCGTCACCTCAGAAGCTCGAATCAGATTCTTGCCTATTCTCAGTTTCGTTACTTCTATGTTTGTAGCTTTCAAAACGTGAGCGCTTTTTATCTCAGTCCCGCGCCCTGCCAAACGATACGCCTTAATCCCCGAATTTGTGTATCTACCGATTACGCCGCCCTCAAATTGGTCATAGATGAAATCAAACGCTGTTTCCGCCTCAATAAACCCGCCTGTGTCTGCCAAGCCGCCCTCTGTAAACACGTTTTCGGTTTCGGTAGCGGCTGCGATAGAGATTGGTGTAAGAAGTTCGTAAGGGCTTCCTATTGCCGCGCCCTTGTCTGGGTAGTCGGCTGCGTTCGGGTTTTGATAGAAAAACTTACTGTACAGCAAATACGCCGCGTCCAATTCGCCCATGCCGCCAAGCAATGTACGTGTTATTCGATACACCAACGTCGTAGCTTGCTCTTTTATCTTCTCGAATATGTTCACAGCGCCGTACAGCCCTATACGCTTATCTTCATCAATGCCTTCAATTTGCGCTTCTACCCAAAACTTTTTGCCCGCTTGTGTCCAAACGTGATTGTACAGTTGGTTTGTCCGAACTGTAATCACCTCACGTATTTTCGCCGCTATCGTACTTGTCGCAACCTGTTCCAACGTAAATTTCCAAATATCCGAAAACCCCACAACCAAAATTTGCTTTTCCACATCCCATTCCGTTGGTTCGGTCGAAAGCCCCTGTGCAAAAACCGCCTCTAATTGCAAATCATTCGCATCAAGAGCGGCGTTGCCTCTGTCGGAATAGAGCGCTACAACGTTGGTGAGCAATGGCACGTTATCTACGCTTTCCACAATCGTTTCGGTATAAGCGGGAATGTCAATCGTGCCGAATCCTGTATAAATGGTCGTTGCCTCGTGTTCAATCGTGGCTATGGTAGCGGGTTCGGGCTTGATGTACGGATTAAGCAAGCGGTCGTGCAAATGCTGTAATTCCGTGCTCCCTTCCATCGCTGACATATCAAATGCCATTTTGAGCGTAGGTGCGTCAGGTAAACCGATTGGTATATGGTCAAAGCCGCACGACCATTCAAGCGGCTCTTCGGCAATGACGTTGTACGGTAACTCTATTGTCGTGGTCGGCGCTGCGTAGCTTACGTCGGCAGTGATAATCTCTATACGCCAGCGCCGCCCGAAACGGTTAAAATCGTGCCTGAATTTGTAGTTTGCCATGTTAAATAGCGATATTCGGGGTGGTTGCGCCTATGACTTCCGTTCCCGCTTCTGGCATGGTGTACCCTATGCGATTGTACACTTCGTTTTTCGGTAGTGGTACGCCCGCCGCTAATACCTCGCGGATTACCTGTGCTTCTGACAGCACGTCATTTTCTTCGTGCCAGTTAAACGCAAACCTGTACGGAGCTTCCAATGCGTTAATGTCGTAGTTAAGTTGGAAATCGTAGGTAAGAAGTTGCTCGTTTATGACGCTTTCCACGCGCTGCATATCTTCGTACATAATATCCGCGCTTATCATTTTAAGCACTTGCAAAGCAGCACGAGAGCCTGTCTTCCCTAGTTCGGCGGTGTTTGCTTGTCCCAGCACGGCAATAGCTGTGTTCGCGTTCAATCTATCAATCAAATCGTTATACGCGGCGTGACCGCCTTTGCTCACAGCCTCTATCAATTCAATGATAATACTGTCGTCAGTAGCGGCGTAATCGTTTACGCCTACGTTTTTGATAGCATCTAAGGTCGTTTGTTTGTTGATTTCGTCTGTGGCTTCCTTCCATGTTCCCCGTAAAATCCCCTTCAAACGCTTGTTAAACTCTGCATAGCCTTTGTACTGCATATCTAGCAATACTTGTTGACGCATAAGCCCGCGCAACGTTCCGCCTACATTCCCGTCCGAATACGTGTCAATGATGTATTTTTGCGGCATGTCAAGCGGTGTGCGTACTTTTTCAGGTTCAAGGTTTACTTTCGCTATCTCAATCCCCGTTTGTGGCTGTTCTATCTGCACAGGCAAAAGCCGTGTGATTTTCGTCGGTACACTGCCCTGTGGTAGCTTCTCCCACGTCATTTCTAGCACCATAGCGCCGAAAAGCGGGGAATCAGTGTGATTGCTAACAATACGCGCTATGGTTTTACGCAAGCGTGTTTTTGCATCAATAGCACGTTGTTCATCGGTGGCTTCATACGGCACAATGTCCCACGAAAACGAGGAAAGCGCTGTACGGCGTGTCAGTATGTGACCTCTCAGACGCGGGTTTGCTTCCACAAGCCTCATAAGGATAGCCATAAGCTCGCGTGTATCGCGGGTGTTCGGGTCGTCTATTTCCACTTTCTGTTCTGCTTTTTTGCATTGCTCAAAAGACG